AGGACTGGATTTGTTCTAGCGGGTTTACTCCTGATTCAATTTTCTTTTTTCGCGCCATGTTTTATGAACTCCAATAAATTTAATTTTTTATTCGGCTTCTTTTTTAAATCTTTTCCGATTTTTTCGTCTTCTAGAAGATAGCTTCTTTGTTTAAGTTTGTCTAGGTTAACCTTGGATAATTTTTGGTATTGCTTGTATTCAGATAAGTATAGCTCTTTGTTTTCCTTAGTAAGAAAATAGGTTAACGTGTTCACTTTTTCGGCTTCAGCGGATAGCCAAAAATTTACGTCAGGTATCATCTTGAGCATAAATTTAGCCAACCTATACTCTTTGGGTCTAAGACAGTTCGATGGGTCCTTCAAGAACCGATGAATCATGGCCTCATATGTCTTTCTTGTGAACACGACAAGACCATTGTAGTGAATTTTTTTAGAGGATCAAGTTATTTCTTGCAAATCAGATCAAGTTTTTCATCAATACGGTCAAACCTATCAAGCATTCGTTCTGAAAAAACATTGAAATCATCTTTCGAAACGAATTTCTCAGGCATCGAAAGAGCCGTGTTGTGCAGCCTTTCGGATAGCTCTCTGTAGTCATTTCGTCTGCCTTCGCGCAAGTCTTCCACCTCCTCTTTTAGCTCCTTAATGCCGGAAAAGACAACTTTTAATACCCACCCCCCAAGAAAAGTGACTAAACCAAAGACAATATTAGCAAATAATTGAAACGATACTCCTTCCATGTAAGTAATTACACGGATTTTTAAGAAACTAGGTATGTAAAAGTGTCCCTATTTTAGATGTGCCAATGCTCAGCGTGATGCTTGTGCAACAGGATTCCACCCCACGACAGAAGCCCTAGCTTTAAGATCCACATCGGAGAAAGGCATCCAAAATGCAACAATACAGCCGAAAGAATCAAAACCATTGATTTTAAGAATGTGTGGCAGCTTAAATGGCTCATCACCCAATCTTTTAGATCTGTAAGTTTTTCCCAGAGGCCAAGGTTGCGCAGTTTTGCGCCGGTGGACCACCATTTACGAAGTCTTGATAATAAATTTTTCATAACTTTATTTATGTTCGTAGTTAATTACACTAAAGAAAAAAAGATTCGCAAAATATTAAAATAATTATTAATTTTTATTTCCCATTTGAATCAAACAAGTGTAGCGGTCTTTGTGGTTCTTTAAGAAATATTTGTGATTTTAATAGTGTAATTATTTACATGAAGAAATTTTTTGCTTCAGTGAGCACTTGGGCAAACAAGAATGCCTCAAGCATTTACACAGGATGTTTTGTGGCTTTAGTTATGATGACAATTATGTTCGTTAAGGATATAAAACACACAAGTAAAGAGGTTGATCATTTAATGGATAAAATAGAACTGACTAGAGAAAACAATGAGCTAACACAAAGCTCAATCGAGCAGTTTCAAATGATTAACGACCTACTAGAAACTTCCAGCCAGTTGAACAATCTTCATGAGCGGGCTGCGGAAACTATAAACGAACAGACTACAATTCTTCAAAAATTAGTAGACTATCTTAAAAAAATTGGACATTGGCCTCCCAAAATAAACCCGCCCAAGCCAACCAACCCAGACAAGTGGATTTAAATATGAGAATACTAGGTAAAGATAGTCACTGGTGGAAAAAAGAAGAAAAAGAGTGGGCGATGCAAGATCGGGACGGCAACTGGTATGTGTACAAAAGGGACGAAACACCCACAATGAAAATTTCAAAGAAGAAAAAACGGTCTCTTAAGTTCACCAAAGAACAGTGTATAATCGTAGGCTTGGCTGCGGCGTTTGGCGTCAGCTTCGCTACTTTAATGGCGATATTAATATCATGAGTTGCTTTTTCCCGCCTATATTTAAGAAAAACACCTATAAGAAAGTGAGATTCTTTTTTGTCTCTGCATTTATTGCTATATTAATGCTATTGCTGTCTGGATGTAGGGCTGTAAAATCTGTTGTTAGCTATCTCGCTGGTAATGAGAGCGCTGAGACCCCGGAAAAGCCCTCAGAGGGGGGTTCTGGGGCCGGCATTGACACCTCTGGACCCACTTTTGATGGAGGAGAAAATGCAATAAATTTTGACCCTCTTGTGTTATGGGCTATAATGTTAATAGGAATCGCCTTAGCGGTTAGGTTCCTAGTTAAGAGGTATGCTACGCACGATACTAAAGAATAAAATTTTCAGGGTTTGTTTGATATTAATTATCATAATATTTCCCTTCTCTTCAAAATATAGATTCGTAAAAACCGTTGGCCCAAGCATGGAACCCACCATAATGGATGGAGAATGGGTAGTTTTTGAAAAGAGATCTTCATTGGGGGAAAATTGGTCTCCTAGAAGATTAGATAATGTAATTATTAAAGACAAAGAAGAAAACCTAAGCAAAAGGATTATAGGCTTGCCCGGTGATACTATAGAAATTAAAGAAGGGTTTATATATTTAAATGGGAAAAAATTACAAGACCCGTTCGGAAGGGGAGAAATATCACTCTACCTTGTAAATGAAGATCATGAATACTTAAGGTACTGGAATGGTGATGATAAGGGAAAGCTTGTCGTAGAGTTGATGGACAGTATGCCAGAAAAAGTTCCCGATAGGCACGTATGGGTTATCGGGGACAACAGAAGAGATTCTTGGTTTGGCTTGCTCCCTGTTAAAAATATTGTAGGAAAAATTTTATATTAAAAAAGGAACCCCCTCCGAGTGAAAGACATAACTCGAAGGGGGTTTTGTGCTATGGTTTTATTACGCGTCTATTCTTTAGTCGTGGTTACGGGAGCAACTTCGCCCCTTACGAACGGAAGAGTCAGACTTATTCCCTCTTCGCCGGCAGACGCCCCCAAGAGCTGAGCCTCGTTAGCTTTCGCGCCAAGGGTTACTGTACTCGTACAACCTGACGCCGCAAAAAGCAGCGCCCCTACTGTTAGTGTTACTAGTGTTTTCATGTTTGGTTAAAAATCGTCTTGTAGGACTCCGGAGTTTTGATAATCCTTCACTTTTCTTTCAAAAAAGTTAGTCATTGCCCCCGTATCGACAACTTCAGATAACCATGGAAATGGATTATGGTCGCTGTCGAAACGAAAGTCAATGTCAATTCCCTCCAGCCTTCTGTTGCCTATGTATTGCATATAATCTACAAACATCTCAGCATTTAGGCCAAGGATTCCACGAGGAAGAACGTCATGAGCATATTGTACCTCGAGCTCTACCGCCTTTTTAATGTGCTCGACTGTTTCTGCCTCGAATTTCTTTGTCCACACCGATGGGTATTGTTCTTTGATTGTATTAATTAAATATGTTCCGAACTGTATATGTAAGCTTTCGTCTCTTAACGTGTATCGGATTTGGTCTGATAGACCCGGCAATTTATTTTGTCTTCCCAGCGCAAGCAACATTGCGAAGCCGCTAAAGAAGAACGTTCCTTCGCAAACAATATAATATGTAATTAAATTTCTTAAAAATTCTCTTTTCCCGTCTACGGTTTTTGTGGAGAAGTCGGGCCTATTAACCTCTGTCGTTATGCTCATTAGGAACTCGTCTTTATCCTTAATGGATGGAATATTTAAGTAAGCTTCGTAAACTTCAGGTATCTTAAGGCCATACGAATCACAACAAGTAACTATTGTCCAGTTGTGTAGGGACTCTTCATAAGCTTGCCTTAGTATGTATTGACTACACTCTGCGTCAGTTATCCATCGGTTAACTGTAAGAAGCAGATTGTTTCCTACTAAAGATTCTGTTCCGGCAAAAAAACCAAGACATCTTCTTACGAGTAATTTTTCGTCATCAGAAAGTTCTCCGGATTTCCATTGCTCTATGTCTGTAGACATGTTTATTTCTGCTGGCGACCAATTATTAGCTACCCCCTTGAGAAATAAATCCCACGCAAATTTATGCTTATGAGGCAAAATTTGATTCACCCCAGCAACGTTTTCGTCTAGTAGCATGCCGTCTTTCTTGCTCATTTAAGGTTTGCCTCCATCGTCAGCCCACCTGTCGGATTCGTCTTCTGGCGGTGGCGTACCGCCATCTTTTTGTTGAGATTGTATGGCTTTTAGGGCTTGGTCGGCCCATACCACATTATACATACATAAAGATTTCAAGGCCTCTTCATTATCTAGCGCAATCGTTCCAGCAAGAATATACATTATGGACGCTGCGTCCTCCATGCCCTTTTCTTTGTTTAGGGCGTTGGCAAGATTTTCTATAAGCTTTAATGTTCTTTTTCTTGTCATCAATTGTTCATTCTGTTTTTGTGCATTTCTATTTGTTCATCGGTCATTGGCAACTTTCACATGTTCCGTCTACGTTGCAAGACTGTGCAGCAGGATCAAGAGCATCAGTATCACCTGAGCCACTATGATTGTTGTCACTACTAGTCGTAGCTTTTTCAATTTGGCTTGCCGCACGGTTTCTTAAATAATATGTACTCTTTAGTCCCAGCCTCATTGCGTGAAAATAAAGGTCATTTAAATATTTTAACGAAGTTTTATTATTAAACAAGTTTAAACTTTGCCCCATGTCTATCCATTTTTGTCTAGCAGCGCCACATTCAAGCAGTTTGAACTGATCATGGTCAAACGCTGTGCAATACCGTTCTCTTAGGTCTTCTGGTATGTCGCCATTTAAGCGCCTCAGATCACCGTCTACGGCCTTTATTGCGTCTATCATGGCTTGATTCCATATATTTCTTTCGCGGCATTCTTTAATAAACCACTCGTTAACTATCGTAAGATTGCCGCTTTTATTCTCGTAAACAAATAGCACGGAAAAATCTGGCTCTATACATGGGGAGCATCCTTGTATGTAGGAAATGGTTGCCGTGGGAGCGATCGCCATGGTGTTGCTGTTCCGCATTCCGTGTTCTCTAACGTGAGAACGAACTTCTTTCCAGTCTAATTCTGGACAATATTTTTTCCCTCTATGAACTATGGGTTTGTATTCCCCCATGTATTCCATTAGGGCTTTGTAGGTGTCTACTGGTAGCATGTTTTGGTCCCAGAGTGATCCTTCGTATGTGGAATATTTTCCTTTTTCTTTTCCGAGTTTACTTGAATTTAAAATACAATGGTATGAAATAAATTCATAAAGCTCGTCAGAAAATTTTATGGCATCGTCTGAAGAAAAATTAACTTTGTAAGAATGGAATACGTCTGCCCAACCCATGCTGCCAGCGCCAACCGGACGATGGGCACGGTTAGCTTTTTCAGCTTCTGCGGTGGGGTAAAAATTCAAATCAATAACATTGTCTAGCATACGCATTTGAGTTGCTATCGTCTTAGAGAGTAGCTTGAAGTTTAATTTTCCGTTTTGCTTTAGGTGTTCTTTTAGGTTTACTGAGCTTAAATTACATACCGCAGTTTCACCGACCTCAGTCTTAACCCCTTTCTTGTATTGGGAGGGTTTGGTGTGTAGGAAAATTTCGGTACAAAGATTAGAACTATGGATAACGCCTTCGTGGGAATTAGAGTAGCGCATGTTAGCGTTATCCTTAAATGTCATCCAAGCGTGGCCCGTTTCGAATAGAGATCTTAGCATCTTTTTCCATAACTCTTTAGCGTTAATCGTGCGGTAGTTCGTTAGTTCTCCGTCCTCCGCTCGCTTACAATGTTTTTTGTATCGTTTGTTAAAATCACTTCCATAGGCTTCATGTAAGTCTCTAACGTCTGAAGGGGAAAACAAATACCAGTCTTTGTTTTTTTCCACATACTCAAAGAATAAATTAGGTAACCAATTGGCTGTATTCATGTCGTGGCACCGGCGTCGTTCTTCGCCCGTGTTCTTTTTTAGATCAAGAAAATCTTCAATGTCTAAGTGCCAAGGCTCAAGATAAGCGCAGCCAGCGCCGGGACGTTTCCCTCCCTGATTAACCGCCACAAGAAGATCGTTATAAATTTTAAGCCAAGGCACAAGCCCGCTAGAAGTTCCATTCGTTCCCTTAATGTGAGACCCAGAAGAACGAAAATTAGTGACATCGAAACCTAAGCCTCCGGCGTATTTAGATTTTCGCGCTTCTTGCCATAGCCCTTCAAAAATTCCGTCGATACTATCATCAAAAGTATTGAGGTAACAAGAGCTAAGCTGGCTATGGGTCGTGCCACTATTAAAAAGAGTAGGTGTAGAGGGGCATAGTAAAAATTTAGAAATGGTCTCATAAAATTCTATAGCTTTTTGTTCTTTATGTTTTTCGTTAAGCGCCAGCCCCATCGCAACCCTCATCCAAAAAGACTGTGGAGCCTCTAGCCTTCTACCGTTAACATGAAGGAGATACCTATCGTGAAGGGTCTGTAGTCCGAGGTATTTAAACTTAAAATCTCTACATAATTTAAGAGCTTCAGAAAGTTTTTTTAAATCAAAATCTAAAAGTTTTTCAGACAATATATCTTCTTTTACCAAGAGCTTAATGTTCTTGATAAAAGCTAAACGATATTGGTGATCAAAGGCGTCCTTGTCTACGCTACTACCGAAGACCTCTTTGTGTATATTGAAAAGTAAAAGCTTGGAAGCAACGAAATTATAGTTGGGTTCTTTTTCTATTTTTTGTCTTGCCGACAGGATAAGGGCTTTGTCAATTTCTTTGGTATCAATTTTGTCGTAAAGCTGAACGTGAGCGTCAAGAACAACTTCACTAGCCGAAACGCTTTCTAAACCAGAACACGCCCTTTCGGCGCACAAGTTGATTTTGTTAATGTCTAGCTCCTGAAGGCGTCCGTTTCTTTTTTTAACATAAATTGTCGGATCGCTCATTGACTGGGGTCTTTCCTGTATGCATAATCATATCAATTTTTTTTAAAAACAAAAGAACAAAGTTAAATTTGCCTACCGTTTGGTGGGACAATTTTAAGATCATCGGAGAGCTTAACTAAATGTGCTTTTGTGTAGGATATACGGTTGGTTTCGTGGAATTGGGTAGGAAAATAATCCAGCACCCTGTTCAGTTGGAATCTAACTGGTGCCCCTATGAAATGAGCTTCTTGCATTCTGGTGTAGTACCAGAAGCTGTTGCTGTTCCAAAAGCTTACGTGGGTTGGGTCTTGAAAAGCTCCTCTTCCGTCTGTGTTCGGCACTTCGATTAACACCCACCCGTCTGGAGCTAGGCATCTGTGAATTTCTTTCATTGTGTTGACCGGGTCTTTCATGTGCTCTATAGCGTCTTGAGAACGGAATACGCCAACGGACCCATCTTCAAAGGGCCAGCTTGGTTTGTCTAAGTCAAACACTATATCATCATCGTTTAATTTTCTTTTATCTATTCCCGTGTAGCCCTCTGGTTTATTGTTTGCGCTGCAAAGGTCTATTTTTTTGAGCTTGTTTAGATCACACCATTTAGAGACCATGGGCTCAATGTATTGATCGTGTAACTCCATGGTTTTTTCTTGGATCTTTTTATTTTTCTCTCCGTAGGCCGTATTGTTTTCGTGAAAATAATATTTGTATAAGGGCTTCTTAATTCTTTCACAGTTTCCGTTTATATAGGTTCTGCACAAAAGGTCATGATCATCACAAATATCCATTCCTATGTCGTGTCCACCTATAGAATGGTAAAAGTCGGTCTTCCAAGCCCTGACATGATTAGGCGCGTACCAAATGTAAGAAAAGGATAACGGTGAAGGGTCAAAAGCTGGATGGTATTTTACTTCCTTTTTTTCACCGTCCGAAATTATGGTTGCCGTTTCTGTTTTCCACCCAAATTGGGGGTTGAACGGGGTGAAGTATTCTTCTTTCCGGTCTTTAATTCTTATGGCAAAGTCGGACGAATAAACAAAGTCTACTTTGGATTTTGAAAAAGCTTTATCGAGCTCTCTTAGGCAGTCGGGCTCTAGGGCGTCATCGTGATCAAGCTCAACTAGTATTTCGCCTTCGGCGGCATTACAACACTCGTTTTTGAGGTACCCAATAATAGAGTTGTTTACTTGAAAGAAATCTACAAAACGATAGTTGATATCGGCTTTCTTAATTTTTTCTTCTAGGGAATCTCTTTGCTTAAGTGCGGGACCATTTAAGAGTATGACCCATTCAAAATCTCTGAACGACTGAGCCTTTAAGCTGTTTAAAGGTGTGTCAATATATCTTAAATCATGCGAGGGTGTAAATATGGAGAATCTCATTTGCTTTTCTGTGGGTGAGGTTTATTGGTTTTCTTTTCGTAATCTGAAACAACTTTTTCTTTTACGGGGTCTTTTCCCCCGTGAATCTTTTGTCTTTTAAAGTGAAGCTCCTTGGAGAGGTCCATCATTTCTCCTACATTCATGCCTTGTTTTGCTGTCGCTCTCATAAAATCTTTCTTGGACTCGGGGTTTATGTTGGTCGAATCTACAGAAGCGCATGGTGAATGCCAAACCCTTTCCCACTCCAATCCGTTTTCATCAATGTAAAAATGATCATCTCTCATTTTCTGAACAACTTCAATTGTTTCCTCTGTCTCTGGATGAATGTATTCGTAAGTCGGCACTCTATATTTGTTTAAGTTCTTTTAGGATTTTGTCAACGGTTTTTTCGTAAGTAAAGTTTCTTTGTAGTATGACGCCTTCTTCATTAACTTGAGATATTTCATACCTTTTAACCGCCCTTTCGCACCCGTCTATGAAAGAGTCTTCATCCCAATCAAAAAAAGTTCCTTGATTGAAGTAGTCCCCTTTCTTAAAAAATGTTCCGTCATGAGAGTCAATTTCGCCACTAGGTTCGACTAGGGCGCTATTAATTTCATTCGCCCATTCTTTATAGCCGTGAGCATTTAAAATGACAGCGTGTTTTCCAAGCGCAACAGATTGGAATTCGGGCAACCCCCAGCCTTCCCCACCTGACATGCCTATAATAATGTTACAAGAATTTAAAAAATCATTGTAATATTTATTCTCAGGCATGTAGGGTAGAAACTGTATGTTATAGAAATCTCTGTTTTCTAGACAGGAGGTAGTCAGTTCCTTGTTCTCCTCTGGGGTAAATTTATGGTTGTATAGAGCGCATTGGAGGCGGTACTTCTTGTCGTTGCCGTACTTTTTTAACCATGTTTGAATTATTTTTTTATGATGTTTTCTTCTTTCAAACTTACCGCATAAGTTAAAAGTGATTCTATCGTCTTCGAAATATTTTTTATTAATTATTTCAAAATTATTTGAATCAAACCCAAGAGGGATAACGCCAACCTCAACATCATGAGATTTAAATATTTCGGCGGCATAACTGTTAGATACAAATGTTTTATTATTTTTTATTATGTTAAGTTCTTGTTCTGTGGGCGAATTAGTCTCATAAAAAGTAAGAAGCATTTGCTTATTGCTAAACGACTGAAGTGAGCCGCTTATGTGCCAGAGCTTGAAGCAAGGATTTTTCCTATTGTGTAAGTAGGATTTTTCTACACAATTTTCAATCCAAGTTTGGAATTCTTCGGATTTATCTTGAGAGTCTAAAAAGACAGACCCTCCCATTGGGAACAATGAGAGATCTGTTTTTCTTTTGTAGAGTTCTCTTAATATTGCCGCGCTAACTTTTCCGAAAGAACTTGGGTTTAACGGAGCATTAACAGCAAACTGCATAAACTAGAGAACTTCTTCATCAGCTAACGCCGGCTCACTTGATGCTTCTTCTTTGGAAGGTTGTGGTCGAGAGTCGTCAACCGAATAGATTCGAAAATCTGGGTGATTATCTTTTTCTTTATAGTTATTTTTAAAGATGACAACCTTGAGAAGTTCTTCCCCTCCCATTCCGTCGTCTACTTTGATGTGTCCGGAGAAATATTTTTGCGTGGGACTTTCTTTCTTCCATAGCGCGCCAACTTCTCTTTTCTGCCACTCCGATGATTTATTAGTATCACTCATAGTAGGTACTATAACCTGTTTTTTTTGTTTGTCAAACTATATCTTGGTAATATATTGATTCTAACTTCTTTTTAAGTATCTCTTTCCCTCTTTCGTGCAAATTAATAGCTGTTTGCGTGCTGGTTTTAATTTTTTTTGCAATAAAGCTCCAAGTTGGCTTCTCTTTTTCTTTGAAATCCTCGAAATACCTCAGCTTAAACACCTTATAAATGCGCTTGTCTTTAAGGTTTTTTAAAATATTGAAAATATATTCCTTGTCATGCTTGTATTTCTCTTCTTGGGAGTATTCTTCTTTAACTTGGTTGTCGATTACTATTTTTAAGATGTCTTCTTCTGAGCTAATTGTCCTGTTGTCCTTGTTGATTAGAGTTAGGCAGTAATACTTGGTACAATTTCCCAACCAAGTAGAGAATTTACATTTTTTATTATTTTTGTAAGAAAGAATAGCTTTAAATATTACAAAGTCTTTATTTTCTAATACGTCATTTTTCCTTATCCCCTTAGACATAGCGATAGGTATGTAGTTCTGACATATTTTGTAGAAGAGTTTCTCGTGACGATTACTTAGGAGCTTGTAGCTTTCATTGCAGCCATCTTTTTTAATTCTCCTTATTAGCGTGTTGTCTACCGGCTGTTTCATGGTCTAGCCACTCAATAAAGTTATCAATGTAACTATTAAGCTCGCTTATTTGACCATTCTTAATAAACTCCCATTCGATTTGAAAGTCACTTTTTTCTTTAATTATTGGATCATTTCTGGCCTCTTCTGAGTTAGCGGGTTCCTTGAATTTTTTTACCAAAGTTCCTGTTTCTCCTTCCGGAACCCAAACCTCTTTCCTTCTGTATTCGAATTGAGAAACGTGAACTAAAATTCCATTAAGTTCATTCTTTAACCAACCTACTTCATCATTTTCATATTCATCGTAGCGTATGTCAGTGACAATTTTAAATCCATTAAATTTATCCTTAATTAAAGCGTCATTAAGTTTTTCAATCCAGTATCTTCCTTCTGAGGCTTGACGTTTTAGTGCGCCGTGAGATACAAGAAATGGCCTTATAGCCTCTTTCTGTCCTCGTGTACAGGACTGAGAGTCTATGCCATAGTGCATTCTGCACCATTGATTTACTTCTTTTTTGAGTTCGTCGGCCAACGAGTATCTTCTGCAAGGCACACGTTCGTTTAAGAGATTGAAAAAAGTATCCTTACCTACGCCGGCAACACCTGATATTCCAATTATAGTATTCATAATGTCTCTGTATAATATATAAAAATTATTTAGACTTTAAATCTAACAATCTTCGAGTATGACTGCTTATCCTTTAAATTTTTTCTCTGGGCTGAAGAAAGCCCAAAGGGCTTTCGGATAAGAACATAGCTGTCCACTGGAGAATAAATCTTACTTTTAACAAAGCCGCTTCAGTCCGTCGCGCTAACCTCTTTTAGTCTCGCTTGCTGACTCGTTAAACTATGTTGTCCTTGTTTTCTGCGGTGGGACTTTTCTTTTTGACTGCTTATCCTTTTTCCTCTTGGGAGGATGAAGTTTCTAGCTTAAGTATTACTACTTACATTAGCCTCAACTGTCGCTTTTTCCCGAAATAACAGCAGACTTATTGGGTCTAG